CACGTTGGGCAAAATTATTGTGGGCACGGACTTCACGGGTCAGCTCTTCAATTTTTGTATCAGTCACGGCTTGCGCGGTGGCCATCCTCTGCTCTGTGCGCCGCTGCCCGGCAAGATTGGTAATAATAACGCCGATAAGGCTCAACCCGCCAGTAATCAGCGCAACAACAATAGCATCCACCAAATCACTCCTCCACATATTCGGCCTTGTACAGCCCTGCATCAATCAGCTGCAGCTCTGCACACTTGCGCATGATGTACCAGGCGTCGCCGCTGGATACCGGCCCAACGTCCAGCATCCACTGGTTGCCATCTGCACAGGTTTCGCGGTATAGGCCGGCGGAGATAAGCCCCAGCCCCTCGCACAGGGCGCGAATGGTTGCGCGGTCGCCGCTGGAGATACGGCCAATGGTAATACGCTGCTTGTCCAGCTTGTTGGGGGTGGTGTCCTCCGGGGTGGGCGCGGTGTGGCCCTGCAAGCCTGCCTGGATCATCAGCTGCTCATAGTCCTTGTATACCCTGTTGCAATCCAGGCTGGTGCCGTAGCCGGGCACGCCCAGAGCGTTGCGGCTGCTGTACTGCCAGATGCCATACGGCAGGGGGCAGGTGCATGTGCTGCCATACTGGGCAACCCAGATATCGTATTTGGACAGCGCCTTGTAGTCCAGGCGGTTGCGAATAAAATTGCAGCTAGCATACAGGATGCCGTAATACCCTGCGGCCTCAATCTCCGACAAAAAGGCCTGTACAAGTGCCGTGCGCTGCGCGTTGGTCAGGCGCAAGATACACGGCTCATACTCAATGTCATACGCCACCGGCAGGCACAGGTGCTTGCCCTTGATCGCGGCCAGGCAGCAGCGGGCTTCTTGCCGGGCTTCCGCCGGGGTGCTGGCGTAGCTGTACCAGTACACGCCGTACTGGATGCCCAGGCGGGCACACTCCGCTGCGTTGCGCTCAAACTGGGGGTCTTTCTGGCTGCTGTAACGGCCATACCCGGCGCGCAGCATGGCATGGCGGATGCCCTTGTTATAGGCTGCCTGCCAGTCAAATTTGCCCTGGTGTTTTGACACGTCGATTGCATAATACATGTATTCCACTTCCTTCATATCGTGCGTTACGCTGCTGTAACTGCCCAGCTTGACCGCACTGCTGGCCGTGCTGAAATCAGCATCCAGCCAGTTCAGCGGGTTGGTACGCTGGCCTTTCCAGCGCACTTCAAAATGCAGGTGTGCTCCATAGCAGTTGCCGGTATCGCCGCTGTAGCCGATCAGCTGGCCTTCCTGCACCTGCTGCCCCTGCGCCACGCAAAGCTGGCTCAAATGGGCGTACAGCGTTTCGAGGGTGCCGTACTTGTAGGTCGTGTGGCGCAGCTTGATCATGTTGCCGTAGCTGTTGATATCGCCCTGGGTGCGCTTGCCGTTCCAGTAGTAGGCGGTTGTCACGGTGCCTGCTTCCGCTGCGTACACAGGGGTGCCCACCGCTGCGCGGAAATCCAGCGCCCCGTGCAGGCTGCCGTCATTGTAGAGCCAGCCTGCGGTGATAATGTGTTGGGCCAGGGGCCAATGCAGCAGGGCTTCTCCATTCTTCAGCCGCATCTTTATCCTCCTTATCTTGTCCTCTTCCATATCCATACCGATAAATAAGGCGGCATGTTGTTGTGGGCTGCCCCGGAACCGCCGGAGGCGACTGTTACGGTTTTGGATTCCCAGTTCGGAATACCCCAGCCACTTGATTGCGTTTGGACATACGCATCCGCAGAGCTTCCGGTTTTGGAGCGTATTACGTTGCTTCCGTTGGCCACAGACAGCGAATAATTCGGTAGCTCGCTTTGTGTAAGCTTATGGGTGAATTCGCCCCCAGTGCTACCTGCGGGATAACTGCTGGAAGCAGCAAACAGGAAAGTATCAGATATTCTTTCCCACGTGCCACCAAATAGATTTGCCGGGCTTGTACTGTTTACGCTCATGTAAATGCTGCCAATCGGCCAGGCCGCAAGTTTTGCTTCCGCGATGGCTGCTTTTACCGCTGCTGGTGTTGCTGCAATTCCTCCGCTGGTTGAACTGTTTGAACTGGTCGAATCGCTCAGCTTCACGCCGCCCGTGGTCGAAGCATTACCTGTCGGCAGTGTGTACTTGGTGTCGGTTGTTGGCGGTGTATACCCCAAAGCACTTGTCACGTTCGCCTTTGTCAGGCTGATCGTACCGGAACTCACCGTGATGTTGCTCCCGATTTTCACCCCGCCCAGGGTTGAACTGGTAGCGGCAGGCAGCGTATAGGTACTGGAGGAGGCTGGTGTCATATAAATCTGGTTCGCATTCAACGTTCCAGAACTTTTCGCATTGTTGTACTGGCTTTGTGATAGATAGTTAATCACCAAACTGTCCAGCTTTGTATCAGTTGCCATGATCATATACCTCTCGTCACAATCGCGCTGATTGCGGATAGTCCACTCGGCAGCCCAGTCAGTTTTCCGTTGCTGATGCTTAGGCTCAGGTTGGTGCTGCTTGGGCCGCCGTATATGGCGCTCTTGTGGTACTTGTCGCCCTCAAACGCGACCAGGCTCGTAGTCTGCCCGCCCCAGCCGCCGGAACTGGTTATGGTGCCATAGCCCCAAATCTTAATGGTTCCGCTGGCGGTCTTAAAATTCACACTGGGGTTGGTGTCCGTAATGGCATAAGCCTCCACATTGTTATTGCCATTGCCGCCGGAACTCCCGCCGCCGGTATAAGTACCTGTCACACCAAAAATGCTCACACCGCTCTTAATGTTCCCGGCCACCAGGTTTGCATCGCCCTTGATTGTTTGTGTCCCGCTCAGGTATTGCCCAGATGCAATGCTCTGGTCGGTTGTCTTCGGGATGTAAGTTGCTGCGCTTTTTTTGGTCACATCACTGCCAATATAAGTGCTCGATATCGCATTCACGGTCACTTTGCTCAGTCCGTCATATCCGCTGTCCGGGCTTACCGTCTGGGTGCTCTCGCTGGGCGTAACCGTTTTGGTCTGCAAACTCGCCCCACTGGCACCACCCGTCACAAAGCCGCCCTGCATATCTACCTGCGTACTTCCTAAATACACACCCATGCAGCTGTCACCACCTTCTGAGCGTAACGCTTGTCGCGCCAACGCTGGCTGCCGTTATGTCAATGGTTTTTGCGCTGCTGCCGTCCCATGCGCCCTGACTGGTTCCGTTCAGTTTGATGGTCAGGCTGTTATTTAGTTTTTCGGCGCTCGTTGCGGAGCCGCCCGCGTTGCTGGAACCGGCATAGTTTGTGGTTCCGGTGACTTTGGCCCCTGTGGCACTGTGGGCAATTACCCCTTTCGGCAGGTCGGCAGCCCGCACCGTATCGCCGGTCAGGTCGAGGACAACGGCATCATTGATAACAACCTTGTTTACGGCCATGCTCAGCCTCCGATCGTCAACGTCTGGCCGCCAGCCGCATTATCAACGTATGTGGCCGGGATCGCCTGCACAGTAACTTGAGACAGGCAGTTATACGCTTTGTCGGGCAGCACAACCTGCTGCTCAAAGGTCGGCGTAACGCTCTTGGCCTGCGGCTTCATACCTTCGCTGCCGCTCATAGAGCCTTTCACGCCCAGGACCGTAACGCCCTCGCGGATATTTGTGGGCACCAGCTTGGCCTGTTCGGTCGCTGCGATGGTCACCCCGCCTGCGCCATCGTGGAAGCCCATGGGGATGGTGTACTTACCAGAAACGGTGCTGATTTCACCGTTGACTTCGCCGTTGTTGGGCATCGTGCCGGTCATTTTAGCGCCACGCGCGTAGAATGTTTTCCCGTTCAAAACCTCCGCCACAGCTGCGGTGGCATCGCTGGTATCCGCGTCTTTCGTGCTGGTACCGGTAATAGGGGCGCCGGACTTGTCGTGCGCCGTGATACCTTTTGCCAGCTTGTCCGGGGTTACGGTATCTGCGGTAAGGTCAAGCTTCGTTTCCTTGCCGATAACCACCTTGTTTACGTATTTATTGGGCATTGTAGTACTCCTCTCCTATAATCAGTGTGTAACCGTTGGAATCGTTGGATACCTCGTACTGCGGTATCTTGCGGATTGTCACGTCTTTCTGCATCAGTTTTTTCGCCGTGGGCAAAACCTGCGCCGTAAACAACGGCGTGATGTCATACGGCCCGCTGTACTCCGGCGCACTAACCACTGCGGTGCCGGTCACGTCCACCCGCACGGGTGCCGCTCCGGCAATGCGCACCGATACGGCGCTCTGTTGAGCCACTCGCACCTGGATCATGAGCCATCCGCCTCCTGAAATAAGGTCGGGCTCATTTTGAGAGCCAGGATCTCAGTCTGCGGCTGGTCGGTGCTGTCCCGCAATGTGATGCGGGTGTCCATGTACAGCGTCTCGCCGCCCATGAATTTGTATGTCTCCGCCCGCGTCCAGGGAATAAGGATGATGTTCTGCCCCGCTTGCCGGGTGCAGTCGTCGGGCCAGACGTTGGTTTTAATGGCCGGGAAGCCTTTGCAGCTCTTCTGTTTGAACACAAATTCGATCCGGCTTACCTCGTCCAGGCTCATGCCGATTTCAACCGGCAGCGCAAATTGCGTTCCCTGTTTCATTTTTTCTCCTCAG